AATATAAAAGAAAACTAGCAGATAAAGTTTTTGATATAACTACAGAAGGTGTGGTTCAGGTAAGTAAGGCTACAATGTCTCAAGGAGCTTTCGCTGCCTTTGGAGGTCCTTTAGGATTAGCAACATACGCAGTAACAATAGGGGGTCTTATAGCTTCTATTGTGGCTGCTAGAAAAAAGGCTCAGGCTTCTTTATCTGCTTTAGGAGCACCCTCAGGCGGAGGTGGTGGAGGTGGAGCAAGTGTAGAAGCCCCAGACTTCAATGTAGTCGGTGCATCCCCTGAATCACAGTTAGCACAATCCGTATCTCAACAGCAAACACAACCTTTAAGGGCTTTTGTAGTGCATAAGGATATTAAGAACGCTAATGACCTCGACAGAACAATCACAACAACAAGTTCTTTAGGGTAAAACTAAAACGAATGCAATCAAAATAGTTAATTATATATGGAACGTATCATAGAACTTATTATTGACGAAGAAAACGAGTTTAGCGGTATTGAAGCTATCTCAGTCGTAGAGAATCCTGCTATAGAAGAGGATTTTATAGCTCTAAAGGAGCATAAGGAAGTAAAATTAGCTGAAGTAGACAAAGAAAAGCGAATTTTGATGGGTGCAGCCCTAATTCCTAATAAAAAGATATACAGAAACAGTGGTAAGGAGGAATATTACATATTCTTCTCTGAAGATACAGTTAGAAAGGCTTCTGAACTGTTTTTAATGAATGGTAATCAAAATAATAGTACTCTAGAACACAATATAGAGCTACAAGGTATGTCTGTCGTTGAATCTTGGATTATAGAAGATGAAACTAAAGATAAATCTAGAAAATATGACTTTGATTTACCTGTGGGTACTTGGATGGTCTCTGTAAAGGTCAATAATGACGATGTTTGGAATCAAGTTAAGGCAGGTGAGGTAAAGGGATTCTCTATTGAAGGGTACTTTGCAGACAAAATGGAGCGTCCTAAGGAGTCTTTACCAGAAAGTCTATGTTCGGAGTGCCTAGAAGAATTAAACGCTGAATACGAGCTCCTAGAAGCCTTAGAAACGCTATCTGAAGAGGTAGAGTTAGAGTCTTATGGAGGATATCCTGAATCTGCATCTAATAATGCTAAGTTAGGTATAAAAAGGAATAAAGAACTAGGTAATAAGTGTGCAACTCAAGTAGGGAAGGTTAGAGCTAGACAGCTTGAGAGAAAAGAGAAGTTTACAGTGTCTACATTAAAGAGAATATACTCTTATTTAAGTAGAGCTGCTGAATATTATGACCCTAGTAAGCCAGAGGCTTGCGGAACTATAAGTTACTTGTTATGGGGAGGTAAAAGTATGCTTAACTGGACTGAGTCTAAACTTAAAGGACTAGAAAAGTTAGAGGATGTAAACCCTTGTCAAGAAGGGTATGAAATGGTCGGATTTAAAACTAAAAACGGTAGAAAGGTACCTAACTGTGTACCTAAGCAGTAAATATGAGTACAAATAAGAACACTTCGTATAGAGTCCACGTTCAAGATACTACTGAGAGTGTGGTTTCAAATGTAAACATAGAGAATGGTGCGATGATGCGTACCGATGATGCTCTATATATGGGGCATAACGGTAGAAACGTAATTGTTTATCCACAGCAAAGCATATCAAGTGCAGGATGGGCTAGATATGACGATACTGTCTATACAAGCGGTAATAAACTTAATTTAATTCAGGATGCAGAAATCGTACTTCCTAATAATGCAGGAAATATAGTCAAGAGTCATTCTAGTATAAATTTTTACGATTCATCTAGTCAAAAAATATTAGGTGTAAACGAAAATGATGTATATATGATAACAATTGAATTTAAGGCTCAAGCTCCGAATGCAAATCAAACCTATTTAGAATATAATCTTGAAGGTTCAGGTCAGATATCTAGAGTTTCTGGTACTATAACATTTCCTAAGGGTAACAATGAAGAACATTCTGAAAATATAATAGCACAATACTACACTGACTCATTATTTGTTAATGATGGAGTTCAATTAAAGTTCACCTCTGTTGGTGATACTTCTATGGTTTGGGATATCATATATTTTATCCAACGAACACAAAACGGAACCTTATACTAACATTCTTATATAAAACGCACCACATATGAAGAGAAATAAAGAAACACCTAGTTATTCATCTCCTAAAGGAGGTACTAGAGGCTGTCTATGTAAGGATGGTAGAAGGTATTCTAAAGATTGCTGTGATGGCAGTTTACAGGCTCAAGGGATTGGCTCTATAACATTAGGGGAAACAGATTCAGCAGGTACCATAACTAATATAGACACAGAGTCTTCTGCATCTAACTCTTCTACTGAAGTAGTATCTCAAGGCTCTTCTAACATAACAATTGTTGATACAACAGTGACAATAACCAACACTAGTAGTTGAAAATACAACAATTTAATTTTAATCAGTAATAATTATAAACATCAATTTTTATGAAAGCAACAGAAATCGTTTCTAAACTAAAGGACGTGCTTTTGTCTTCAACTGAAGAGGTGGAAACTCAAGATATTGCACAAGAAGAAGTGCAAGAGGAAGTACAGGAAGAGGTACAGCTTGAAGCGAACACTGAAGAAGTAAAAGAAGACGAGGTACAACTAGAGGAAGCCCCAGAAGTGGAGGCTACTGAAGAGGTTGAGGCTGAAGAAGCTGAAATGTCTTATGCGACCAAAGAAGAACTAGCGGAAGTTAGAGCTATGGTTGAAAAAATGATGGGTCAGTTAGAAGCTAAAGAAGAGTCTAAGCAGGAAGTTCCTCAAGAACTTTCTTCTGATGAAGCTCCTTTAACTCACAGCCCAGAAAATGCAACAGAGAATAAGAATTTACATTTATATTCTCAGAGCGCACCTAGAACAACTCTTGATAGAGTTTTAGCTAGACTAAACAAATAATAAAAACAACTAAATTTAATTAAAATGCCAACAACTACATCAATTTCTACTACTTATGCAGGTGAGTTTGCAGGTGAATATATCGCTGCTGCTCTACTTGAAGGTTCTACTATCTCGAATGGTGGTATTACCGTTAAGCCAAATGTAAAATTAAAAGAGGTGATCAAGAAAGTTTCTACAGATGATATCGTAAAAGATGCATCTTGTGATTTTGATCCTACTTCTACAATTACATTAGAAGAGAGAATCCTTCAGCCAGAAGAGCAACAAGTCAACTTACAATTATGTAAGAAAGACTTTATCTCTGATTGGGAAGCTCTTTCTATGGGGTATTCAGCTCACAGCGATATGCCCTCTAAATTCTCTGACTTCTTACTTGCACACGTTGCAGCTAAAGTTGCTCAAAGAACAGAAACTTCTATCTGGACTGGGGACACTTCTACATCTGGACAATTCAATGGACTATCTACTTTATTGGCTGCTGATGCTGCTTTGCCACAGGCAAATGAAATCGCAGGTACAACTGTAGATGCTGCCAATGTAATTGCACAGCTTGGTTCTATCGTAGATGCTATTCCTTCAACTCTTTACGGAAGCGAAGACTTAAACCTATATGTATCTCAAAACATTGCTAGAGCTTATGTAAGAGCTTTAGGTGGATTTGGAACATCAGGATTAGGTGCTAATGGTACAAACGCTATGGGTACTCAATGGTGGAACAACGGAAGTTTAACTTTTGACGGAGTTAAAATCTTTGTTGCAAACGGATTAGGTGCTAACACTGCTGTTGCTGCTGAGAAGTCTAACATTTTCTTCGGTACAGGTCTTTTATCTGACCATAACGAAGTTAAAGTTATTGATATGGCTGACATCGATGGTTCTCAAAACGTGAGAGTTGTAATGAGATTTACAGCAGGTGTACAGTATGGTATTGTTGATGACATCGTAACTTACGGTATCACTAACTCTGCTAACGACTAATAATAGATAATTAATTAACTTAAAAGGGTGGGTGAGCCAAATGTGCCTACTCACCCTTTTTTAATACTAAAAATATGGCTTGTGATTTAACAAAAGGTAGAAAAGAACCTTGTAAAGATGTGGTTGGAGGTCTTAGAGCAGTATATTTCGTTGATTTTGGCGATTTAGGTACTGTAACTAAGACTGACGATGAAATTACAGATTTATCAGGAACTTTCACTGCTTTCAAATATGAATTGAAAGGTGCGAGTAGCTTTGAGCAAAACGTAACCTCTTCAAGAGAGAATGGTACAACATTCTTTGAGCAAACGCTAAACTTAACCTTGAAAAAGTTGTCTAAAGAAGACCATAAAGAGATTAAGTTATTAGCTTACGGAAGACCTCACGTTGCTGTTGAAGACTATAATGGAAATGTATTCCTAATGGGTCTTGAACACGGAGCTGATGTGTCTGGGGGAACAATTGTTACAGGAACTGCTATGGGAGATTTAAGTGGATATACACTTACCTTATCTACTATGGAAGTTGAACCTGCTAACTTTATTGCTTCACCTACTGCTGCTGATCCATTTGCAGGAATGAGTAGTGCAACTGTTACTATTACTGAGGGAACTAATTCTTAATAGTATTCATTTGATAATTGAAAGGGGGGTTGCATAAATGTAACCCTCTTTTTTTTGAACATAAACAACCTTTTATAGTTATACTTATATGATAAGGTTATTACCAAATACAGATAGTCAAACCATAAGTATTATTCCGAGAGAATATACTGAGGCTAATGATTTAGAGTTAGTAATAAAAGAAGACGGAACAGAAAAAACAGAGACTTTAAGTTCACTAACCTCTGTAATTAATGGTAATTTCTTAGACATAGATTGCACCTTTAGTATTCTGTCTGAAGATAGCAGTTATTCCATAGAGATAAAGCAAGGTGAAGTTTTACTTTATAGAGATAAGATTTATTGCACGTCTAAAACAGATACTACAATATCTCACACTTTAAACACAGATGAATATAATAACTATGATTCTGATGAAGCAGGGCAACAATATATAATGATATGAGTCGAAGAACAATAAAATCAGCAAGAAAAATACAAGCCTCCAAAGAGGTGAATCCTAGTTTAAGGGTGGTTAATTTATCTGGCTATGAAGTACCAACAGTAAAAGAGAATGCTCGAAAAGATTGGGTTGAATATGGGGATAACAATGATTATTTCTCTGATCTTATAGAGAGGTATTTAGGTAGTCCTACAAACTCAAGATGTATCAATGGTATTGTTGATATGGTTTATGGTAGAGGACTAAACGCAACAGACTCAACAGAGAAGCCTGAGATGTTTGGTAAGATGCAGAGTGTTCTCAGACCTGGTGATGTTAAGAGAATGGTTAATGACCTTAAAATGTTAGGTCAATCTGCTATTCAAGTTGTTTACAAAAAAGGTAAGAAAGAAATATCTGGATTGTATCACTTCCCTATGGAAACGCTAAGAGCTGAGAAAGCTAAAGACGGTAAGGTTAAGGGGTACTATTATCACCCAGATTGGGCCAATATAAAGCCATCTGACAAACCTAAAAGAATACCTTCATATAAAAATGGTGGTAGATCAGAGACTATCGAGATATATTGCGTTAAACCATATAGAGCAGGGTTTTATTATTATTCACCTGTAGATTATCAAGGGTGTTTACAGTACTGTTCTCTAGAAGAAGAGGTATCTAATTATCACCTCAACAATATTAAGAATGGATTACAACCTTCTCTATTACTTAATTTTAATAATGGTATTCCTTCGGATGAAATTCAGGAGAGAATTGAGAGAAAGATATATGATAAATTCAGTGGGTCTTCTAATGCAGGTAGATTTATACTAGCATTTAATGAAAGCTCAGAAGATCAGTCTACAGTTGAACCCATTCATTTACCTGATGCACACGCTCAATATGACTTCCTTGCTAAAGAGAGTAGAGAGAAGATTATGATTGGTCACGGTGTTGTATCACCCATATTGCTAGGTATCAAAGACAATACAGGATTTGGTAATAACGCTGAAGAGCTTAGAACTGCATCTATCCTTATGGATAATATTGTTATCAGACCATTCCAGACTTTACTCATAGATGCCTTTAAAGAATTACTTTCTTTTAATGGTATTATGCTTGACTTGTACTTTACGACTCTACAACCAATTGAGTTTACAGAGCTTGATAATATTGCTACTAAAATCAAAAGAGAGGAAGAGACTGGGGAGAAATTATCTAGTCAAAAAGAAGAGGTTGAATTATTAAACATAAAGGTTGAATCTGAAGAATTAGAACCTAACGAAGAGGAATAATATGAAAGCATTATTTATAACATTAAAAGAGTTAAAAAGAAAATCAATATTCGATGGAAACCTTGATGCTGACAAATTAATTCAATTTGTTGAGGTGGCTCAAGATACAGAGATTCAAACCTATTTAGGTACTAAGTTGTATGATAAATTACAGGCTGATGTCATTGCAGGAACTTTATCAGGAAACTATCAATCACTAGTAAATGATTATATTAAACCAATGCTTATTTGGCATACTCAAGCGACTTATATTCCTTATGCAGCGTATCAAATATCTAATGGTGGAATTTACAAGCATAATTCAGAGAATGCTACGTCTGTAGATGAGTCTGAGATTAGAACCTTAGCTGCACACGCAAATGAGACTGCTGAGTTTTATACACAAAGATTTATGGATTATATGAATTACAATAGTGCCTTATATCCTGAATATACTAGTAATCAAAATGATGGTATGTACCCTGAGAGAGATGTAAATTTTACTGGATGGGTACTTTAAAGAAAAAGACTAAAAAGGTTTACAGACCTAAAAAGGAAAACGAAATTAAATTAAATAGTTATTTAATAAAGAGAAATGGCAAATAACATAAATTGGGGGAAAGTGTACTGCGATATGTTGACTAATTCTGCTTGGGGAGCAGATACAACTTGGAGTACTAAATACGTACCTGATTTTTCTGCACCTACTTGTTGGTCGATAACTGACCCATTTAGCGCAGATTCAACGCTATTTACAGCAGATACGACACAATATACAGCAGATAAAACGGAATTATAAATAAAACAAAATGGCAAAACAAACAGTAAATATTGGGGCTACAGCTAATGATGGCACAGGTGATCCATTAAGAGATGCCTTTGACAAACTTAATGATAACTTTAATGAAGTCTATGCTAAACCAGATCTGACTTTAGCAACAAACACTCTTACCTTAACAAAACCAGATGGTAGTACTGATACAGTGG